GCACGATGCCCTTCTTGGTCTTGAGCGCGGCCAGGGTTTCGGAAACAGTCATAGGATGGTCTCCTTTCAAAGTTTGGGTTGATAGTAGACGAGCCGGAGCTGCATCTGCATTTTGCAGCTTCCGGAGCCGTCGGTGACGATGTAGCCGGTGGAGGTGACTTCAATGCTCTGGGCTTCCTTGCCGTGTCCGCATTTGCTCAGATCAGGCAGGATGCCGCAGTCATTTTGTTCCATTACCCAGTCGGCCAGCTGTTCAAAGAAGCCGCTGTTCTCAATGGTGAGCACATCGGTCTCCCCGAACTCCCTTCGGGACAGGAAGAGGTAGTTCTTCGCCAGATCCCGCCCGGAGATGTAACTCTCCACAATGGGGTCGGTGGGGCTGTCCTCAATGGAAAAAGCGGTGGCTTCCTCTTCCAGCCCGGCAATGCGGAAGGCCGCACCGGTGGCATCCTGCTCCTCAGCGATGAGAGGGCAGGTCTTGAGCCAGTCCCGCAGGGCGGCAATGGTGGGCTTTACGGTTTCGCTCATTTGTTCCCTCCCAGAAACTGCTTTGCGGCATCGTGGGCGAACTTTTCCAGCTCGTCCTTGTGGTCAGCAATGGCCCGCTGGCCCCAGTAGGAGCCGTGCAGGTGGTTCTCTCCATGCAGCCCCTGTCCCTGCGTGTGCAGGTAATACTGCCGCCGGGCATACGGGGTGTTATAGACCAGCTTGCCGCCTTTGAAGTCGGATGCCTGGTTGACGCTGTTCTTCAGCGTGCCGGTATCGAAGGGCACATAAGGGTCCACAGCTTTGGCCACTTGCTGGGAGAACGCATACTGGACCTTCTGAAAGCCCTTGTCCATTTCGGCCTGAAAGCCGGGCCGGAACCTGAGCTTCAGGTCAATAACGGGTGCACTCATCCTCTCAGCTCCCCTCTACATGAAAATGCGGCAGCAGCGGTTCCCGGTTGTCGGAGACCGCCGCCACCGTGCAGCAGATGTGTGTTTTCTCGAGGGCAGCATACTCGGCCTCGGTCAGGCTGCGGACAGCGCCGCAGATGAGCTTGCCGCCCCGCTTGAGCGTCCAGTGTGCCGCCTTTTCCCCGGGCGGGAGCTTTGCCCACTGGAAATAGGGCAGGTAGCCCGCCGCAGGGGGCAGCCGGATGTGCACCGTCCGCTGGGGGTCGCCGCCGGAGGTGTCCAGCTTCTCCCGCCAGCTGCACCCGGGGATGACATGGCAGACAGGCCGGTCAATCTCGGTGGCGGTGTCGTGGATGAGGTTCACAACGGTAACGCTGCACTGCATCAGAAACACCCCCGATACAGCAGGCCGTGGGGGTCGCTGCCCAGCGCGTTGGAGAGGATGCCATGCGCTTCTGCCGCCAGCCGCTCGGAAAGTGCCCCGCTGGCGAAGGTGACAGAGTAACCATCGTTGGACACGCTGGAAGCCCCGGGCACGGCGCAGGCGCTCTGTGCGGCGCTCATGGCATCGACGATCTGGACGCAGGCATCAGCCAGCAGAGCGGCGCACCCGGCACAGGCCCCGGCATGAGACTCTGCCCGGCCAAAGGTGTGTCGGTCGATGAGCCGGGAAGCCCGGGCGCACAGCGTGTCAAAGGCGGCCTCGTCCAGCGTGCCGCCCGCTGTCTGGTACTGTTCGTAGGTGCAGTAAAGCATGGGGGCCTCCTTATGCTGCTGCCTTCTTCTTGACCAGAATGGTCTGGCCCTTGGTGACCTTGTAGGCGTAGACCTTACGGCCCTGCACGGCAGATGCGCCGATGAAGTCGCCGGAGCCGGAGAGGTCCTGCAGGTGGACGGGAACGGCCCACTCGTCGATGACAGCGAACCAGTTGGGATGACCGGCCACATACTCCACGTTCTCGCCCAGGGTGGAATCCTCGAACACGGTGTAGCCTGCGATCTTGCCCACAGCGCCGGTCTGGACGACTGCGTCGCCCAGGTCGGAAGCCTTGATGAACTCGGGGCTCTTCAGGAGCAGGCCGTAGGTGTCCGGAGAGACCAGCAGCCAGCGGCCTGCGGTGGGCACGCCGATGGAGGACTGCTGAGTGCGTGCATCCACGATGTTGGCATAGATGGTTTTCTCGGTCAGGGCGGTGGTATTGCCGAAGGCAGTGCCTGCGGTGGTCAGCTCCACGGAGCCGTCAGAATCCATCTGCAGGCCCAGAGAGTAACCGGCGCTGTCCAGACGGTCAGCCACCAGATTGCCGGGAACGCTCTCTGCATCGAAACCATCGATGATCTCGTTCACGGCCTTGTCGTGGTCGATGTTGACGGTGAGGTAGGTGGTATCGCCGCTGGTCTGCTTTGCACCCTTGGCCTTGTCGTAGTCGTTCACCACCACCTCGGTGTCACGGACAGGAACCTTGACGGAACCTGCCTTGGGGCTGCCCTCATAGCGGTTGTTGCAGATCACGCCGACTTTCTTCACCAGCGTCTTGCGCAGCTTGAGGTCAACCAGATTGGAATAGCGGACCTGTGCTTCATGTGCCATAAGAATATCCTTTCTCTCATTCGATGTTGATATCGGGGTTCATCGCCTTGAAGGCAGCGGTCACGGGGTCAACATCCCCGGCGGGCGGGGTGCCGTGCTCTTTGCCGCTGGAAACGTGAACGGAACCAGCGCCGCCCTCTGCCGCCTCGCCAAAGGCCCAGGGATTCGCCTTGGCGGCTTCTTCCAGTGCCTTGGAGATATCGGTGGAACGGTCCTTGGACCCCTTGAGGGCATCCAGATCCAGCAGAGCCCGGACAGCCTTGACGCTGCGGCCCTTGGCTCCCAGAATGGCGGTGTTCAGGGCATTGTCAAAGGCAAAGCCCTCGGCCTGTGCCTGCATATCACCCTTGAGCTTTGCCAGTTCGGCCTCGTACTCCTCGGGCTTCTTCTTGCCGTCAAAGGCGGCAAGGCCGTCCTGGGCGGTCTTGAGCTGAGCCTGGGTGTTTTCCAGCCGGGTCTTGTACTGCTCGGCGGCAGTCTTTTCCCGGTTGACATCGTTGCCGTTCTCGGCCATGATCCAGTTCAGCTGCTCCTCGGTAATGCCGGGGATCTTGTTCTTCACGTCTTCACGCTTCATGGTGGAAAAACTCCTTTCTGTTGGTGAAACCACGGTTTGGTGACACGGTTCTCCGTCCGTGTTTGGTTGTGGGCAGGGTACGCACTGCCCTCTGCGATGGCACCGTCTGGAGGCATCGAACCTCCCGCTTCCGGTTTTGGAGACCGGCGCTCTTCCAGAATGAGCTAAGACGGCACGAAAAAAGCGCCCCTGCCCGGCTGGGCAAAGACGCTTGCGGTATTTGGTTGTTAGATGCCGGGGACGATTTCCTTAACACCCTTTGCAAATGCAGCGGCCTTTTTCATCAGGCTGTTTTCCTGAAGATATTCAAGCCCCTGCAAGGTGATATGCGGTTCCATGGGCGGCTCGATGCGCTCCGGCTGGCGAATGTAGCGAACGATGTTCAGGCCCTCAATGAACCCAGCCTTCTGAAGCTGAATCAGAAGAGCCTGGAAGCGGTTCGGATTCGTACCGAAGCGCTCGGCAGTAAAACCAGCGCAATCGAACTCATCAAAGTCCATGCTTTGCTGCAAATACTTCAAAATGCGGTAGATGATACGAAAATCTTCCATGATGACACCTCACTTCTTTTTGTTTAAGTCCATATACAGATACGCTTCCGGGTCGCCATACGCTTCCCGAGACCACTGTCGGTCTTGCTTGGCTGACAGGCGGGTCATGTGCAGCCAGACATCTCCATCTGTTCGCAATGCCGGATTCTTTTGCATTTCGTTCCAGATTGCAGAGGGTTCATCAAGTAGAAGCACTTCACTTTTGGTCATCTTTCAATCTCTCGATAAAATGATAGAGCTGCGGGTCTTTCTCTTTCAGGGCAGAGGGTTCCTGATAAAAAGCGCGATACCCTTCACTGAAATATTCCTTCAGCATATCTTCATTGATCTGCATCGTTCCGGCTTTAAAAATTCCATTCGTGGGAGATTCATATAGCCGTCCCTGATACTCAGAAATGAATTTGCTGTTCTGAAGAAGATAAATCGCTTGTGTATAGGTACTATCATCATACACGATTTTAGAAAAATCTTCAACATCAATCCCGGATTTTCGGATGCTGATGTATTTGGAGTTGTGCCGCAGGTTGAGGGAAATCTCCAATGCGTGGCCATACTCGTGAATAACATCACCGCTTTTGCGCTCAGGGTGAAGATAAAGCGTTTTGTCTGGATAATAATAGCCGCTTCCAGCGGCATCTTTCTCTGTCATTACGACCTTGTTGATGATGCTTTCAGCCTTATCGCGCTGCCATTGAGGAATGACGGAAAGCTCTTTTTCAATGCCTTCACGCTCAGACTGTGAAACACTATCAGAAAAATTGAGTTTTTGAAGAATGCCGCGTGGCTCTGCCTTCTTCGCCGCCCACATCGCCTTGCTGCTTTCGCTCCTGCCAAAGCCTGCCACGCTGGTGCGGGCACTGTTGGCCCTGCTGCCGGTGGCGCTGATAAAGTCGGCCAGCTCCTGACGGGCCTGCCGGAGCTTTACCGCGCTGGCGGTGGTATCGGCCCCGGCGGCATCTTCAGCCAGATACCGGCGCTTGTACTTGCGCACGGTGCGCTCCCGGGCCCGCTGCATCTGGCTGATCTCGTACCGGGTGTACTTGCCGCCGTTGTACTCGATGTCCCGGGCGTTCAGGGCTTCCAAGCTCTCCTGCGTCCATGCAGGCGGTGCACCCAGCTCAGGGAAGATGGCAAAGAAGGTGTGACGGCAGTTCCAGCCGCAAAGCCCTGCGCCGGTGCCGTAGCCGGTGGCGGCTTCGAAGTCCGGGTAATGCTTGCCCATGTAGTCCACAGCGCCGCCCCGGTGGAACTGCCTGCCCTGCCACTCAGCGTGGGAAGGCCGGGCCCCGCCGTGGGCCGTGGTCTCGAAGAACTCCACCCCCATTTCATCGGCCCGGGCCACCTGCAGCTTTGCACCGGTCTGATTCACACCAGTCAGCACCGCCCGGCGGGCGGCAACTTCCAGCGTGTCGGTGTGGCCGGTGGGGTAGGTGACGTACTTCATGGTGTCGGCCAGACTGTCCACCGCGCTCTTGACGGCGCTCTTGTAGTCGAACGCACCGCTGCTCACCTTGAGATGGGCGCGGTCGAGGGCGGCTTCAAACTGGCCGCTGACGGTGTTGGCCGTGGTGGCAGTTAAGTTGTGGAAGGTTCCCGCCGTCTGCTGGTAGCCAGCGTTGAGCAGGGCCTGCAGGGTGGCATTGTCGGCAAAGGGCGTGGGCTCTTTGCCGTAGTGGTAGTAGATCTCGTCCTCGGCTTCCATGGCCCGGGTGGCCGCTTCCTGCATGAGCCGCCGGATCTCGGCTTCACTCTTGCCGGTGTAGCGGGCCAGCTTCTTTACCACGTCCTGCCGGACAGCTTCCACCTGCTGGTATCGCCACAGCTGCCAGTGGGCCGTGGGGGTCATGGTGTCCATTTTGGAGATGCGCCGGGCCACGTCCCGCAGGATGTCGTCCTCCACCTGCTGCCAGAGCAGCACCAGCCGGTCTGGTGCGTGGTCGAGGTAGTCCGGGGCCAGCATCAGGCACCACCGCCGAAGCTCAGCTCAGGCTGCTTGTTTTCGTCGGCAGCTTCCTGCGCCAGCTTGCGGGCATCCTCTTCACTGACCCCGTACCGGGCAGACAGATACTTGTACCGGGGCAAAAGGCCGCTCAGGGCATCGTCCCGCATCTGGCTCATCCGGGTCTCGGCATCGGTGATGTAGCTGTCGTCCCAGTCCACAGAGATGGGCGTTTCGGGGTCCACCGCCGCCCCCTGCAGGTTCTTTGCCGCCCACAGGATAGCCCGCACGATGCCCACCAGCGCCCCCTCGATGGGGATCTGGTTCTTATTGGCGCTGGCCACCAGATCCTGACGGCTGCCGTTGTACTCGGTGGCCGTGGTGACGTTGCCCAGCTCGAAGTTGTACCGGTGACAGCCCAGGCCGCACTTGAAGCTGAACAGGTTCAGCATATCCTGCACAGCCTTGTGGTTCTGTTCCACCCGCAAGTCGGGGTTGTATTCGTGGTATTCGCTGGACTGGTCGAGGCTCCCTTCCTTTTGGGGCAGGGTGACGAACTGGCTCTGCACATCGTCATCGGGCGGAATAGAGTGCTCTACGCCCTCTTGGTCCACCACCTTGCGGCAGATGTCCGCAGAGTAGAAGATCTTCTTGTGGCCCAGCCGGATATCCTCTCGGTAGTTGTCAAAGGCAAGGTCGATGCCCTGGGCCTCGGCCAGCGCTTCGGCAAAAACGCTCATGCCCAGCCCTGTGCCGCCGTCAAGGTTCTTGACTGCTGCCGGGCTGAACAGTGCAAACCAGGGCGGGGAACCCTCCACCGTGATGCTTTCTGCCGTGCCCGGCGGGGCCTGCAGCGCTTCAAACACCGGAGCACCCGAAACTCCATCCGTTACCCGGAACCACTCGTTGCGGATGGTACGCCGGGTCTCATTGCCGGTGTGGGTCTGCAGATAGACCGCGGGCTTGCCCTCCATCATACACTCGGAGACAAAGGCCGCTTCGGTCACGATGCCCCGTTCCACCCGCAGGGGCAGGATGCAGGAAGCCGGGTCATAGTCCAGCTTCAGGCGGGTATCCGGGCCGGGAACCGCTTTCCCTTTCACGACCGTCAGGTTTTCGGCACTCAGCACAAAGGCACCGGTACCGGACCAGTAGGCCTGTTCCACCAGAGCGTTGGCATTGCGCCAGAAGTGCAGCTCCCGGAGCAGGCCGCCCACCTGCTGCTCATCGTCGCCCAGCAGATACCGGGCGGTGGCAGCGTCCTTGATCTGGAAGGTGGTGCGGTCGTTCAGAAGCAGGTTTGCCCAGTCCTCGCAGACCCGTTTCGGCATCCGCAGGGAGGCAATGGAGCGCTTCTTGGTGCCTTTTGCGTATTCAGCGGCACGGGTGTGCACCTTGGGCACGCTGCCCTGCCACCACTGCCGCCAGGTCTCGATGTAGCCGTAGTAGTCGGCATCGATGGCCCACCCGCGCGTCTTGCTCAGGTAGTTCAGAAATGCGGTGATGTTCATGTGTTAGTCAACCTCTTGAAATCGCGCTCGATGGTGTACTCGTAAGCGTCCAATGTGTCGATATCGGTGCTGCCGTCATCCAGCCGCTCGTCCACGCCGGGGTGCTTGCCACTGTACAGGGCCGTGGCAAGGGCATCCCGGAGGGTGGCCGCCTCCGGCAGCAGCCAGAACCGCCCGCCGCCCATCAGGATGCAGGTCAGGCGGATGCGGTCATTGATGCGGATCTTGGCGCTGTTCTCCACCCGGTCGGCCAGCCAGCTCAGTTTGCAGCGCCGGAGCCGGGCCCGGATGTGATTGATGAGGGTCTGCTCCGCACTGTCGCAGAAGATGAACTGGATCTCGCCCCAGCGGGCAAAGACAGTCATGCAGAACTCCAGCAGTCGGTCGGCCAGAAAGTCGGCATCCTGCGCCACAGGGTCGATGCGCTGGGAAGCCAGCCCCACCACGCCGGACCAGCCCGGTAGGATGGCCGTTGCCACAAAGGCGTGTTTGGAGCCGTTGCCGCCAAAGTCCACCCCGATGCGTACCCGCCACGGGTGCAGCGGCTTGCCCACAGGCCAGAAAAAGCGCCCATCTCCGGCGGCAAGGCTGTCGGCCAGCAGGCGGTAGATCACGCCGTTGGCGGCCATCCACTGCCCCAAGATAAAGCGGTTATAGTAGACCGTGCCGGTGTATTCTTTTTTCAGATCGGCCACGAACTGGGCCGGAAGTGTAGGGTTATCGTCGATGGTATACGCCTGACAGTAGATGTCAGCGTCACTGTCCAGAAACTTCTTGAACCAGTGAGTGGGGCTTTCCGGGTTGCAGGTGCCGTCAAAATGGGAGTGGGGGCAGGAAAGGCGGCTTTTCAGCATCTGGAACACGCCTTCGTCCCATGTGGTGATCTCGTCACCGTAGACGTACTCAAAGGCAGCGCCCTGGATGCGGGCGATGTGTTTCTTGTTGTCAGCGCCGAGGACATAGACCTTCTTGCCGAACAGCTGTACCACGTTGCCTGCTGCCGAGGTGCGGATCACACCTACAAGGTCGGGGCCCCAGAGCTCCCGCATCAGGGACAGCACATTGCGCTCCAGTGTGCCCAGGGTGTTGCCCATGAGCACCAGCAGGCCCTCGCCCCGGGCCGCGCAGATCCGCTTCGGGATGGTCACAGCGCAGTCCAGGTAGGTCTTGCCGCTTCGGGTGGCCCCGGTCTTGACGTTCCACCGGTGGGAACAGTTGCGCAGGTACTCCTGCTGAAACTCAGTCAATGGCACTGTCTACTCCTCCCAGGATCTTGCGGGCCTCGGCCAGCTGATCAGAGGCATCGCCGGACACGCCGTTGAACATTCCCAGGTGCCGCCCCAACAGATCCAGGGCTTTCAGCTTGTCGGCCAGCTTGACCTCCTGCTCCAGACCGTCCTCTCCGAAGGTCTTGACCTTGACCGACTGCACAGCAGCCAGATCGTCCGGTGCGGCATCGCTTTTCAGGGAAGCCGTCCTAGCATCGATGAGGTCGCCCGCGTTGACGAACGCCACCTTGGCCAGCTCGCGCACCACCCGGTCAGCGGACACGCCGGTGCGGCGGCTCTGCTCGGCCTGAAGCTGTGCGATGCGGTTCTGGATACTAACATTCGCTAACAGCCGTGCCGCCTGCTCGTTGGCCGTCTTTGGGGAGTATCCGGCACGGATGGCCGCCTGGGTCGCGTTCAGGTCGATCATATATTCTTCACAGAACCGCGCCTGCTTGTCGGTCATCCTCACCACCTCTCTCGTTGTCAGGGTACAAAAAAGCCGCCCCGGGATGGCCCGGAACGGCAAGTGTGATCTTTGAAAGCAGCCCGCAAAGCACGGTGTCAGAGCGAAAAGCGTTAAGCGGCATGAACGAAAGGAGAATTCGTACGGGGCCGCGCTTTGGAAGCTGCTGAGAAGCGGCGCACCGCTTTGCGCGGTTCCGCTTGTAGTCATTTTACCACACTTCGATTCACATGTGTTTCACAACGATTCAAATAAAGCGTAGAAATCAAAGCGCTTTCAATGGTCGTTTTGTACATCCTCCCAGATTTCTGCCAAAGCATCAAACCCCTCGTGGATGTAGGTAGAGACCGAATTGTCTCTGGACAAGTCCACGTCCACCGCGATCTTCTTTTGGGGCTTCAGGTCGATATACCAGCCGCAGATGCACTTTGCTTGCTTTTCAGACCGAGCAGACCCGCTCAGGCAGTAGGCCCGCCGGGCAGCTTCGATGCGCAGTTCACAGAGATCAAGCTCCATCTGCTTGAGGTTCCGCTCTTCTGTGTCGATTCTCTCCACGGCAAAGCCTACTTTGTCACCAGCTCCACCGCCCGTGGGCATCCCGCTCATGCTCTGGGTGCACTTTTCGGCAGTATCCCGGATGCGCTGGATCTTCTGCTTCTGAGCCTCGACCTGCTCCGCCAGATCTCTGCACTTCTGGAACCACGCCTTGACGGTCTGGTAGTCCGCGCCGTTGTCAGGCCTTGGCGTGTCGGTGTCAGGTGTCCGTGTGTTCATTATGTATCATCCTTTCTTACGGCATATAGTCCTCAAATCGTTTCACCGACTTGAAGATTATCTTGTTGTTACACCATCTTTGCAAGCGCCGAATCTCTTTCGGTGCAGATGGCTTGTTATAAATCATCACATAGGGGTCATAGCCCAGATCACGAAGCGTGTAGATGCGATACAGGTCTTGCTCCAACGTGCTGTTGAAGTTCGTTAGACAGTAAACCATGCCAATGTTAGACTTGCGCCGAAATCCCTTTGCAAAGTCCTCAAACTTGCCTTTCAAGTCATCGTTAGGGTTATCCCACGCAAAATGCAGCGTGCCAATACGCATCTTGTTGATGTCCTCAATGTCAGCCTGATTCAGCAAGCGAATGTCCAGACCTTGCGTGAAGTCGATTTTGGCGTGGGTGTCAATGTACTGCTGCATAAGGTCACGCTTATCTTTGCAAGCTGTGATGTTTGGGTCTAAAACCTTGATTTCGTCCTGACCGCACCAAAAGTCGCTCACATCTGCCACTTTTACGGCCCATCTTCCTTCTTTTGCTGCAACATGGCAGAAAGATCATCCTCTTGGGCATCCACGGCTTGTCATGCTGACTGCAAACGAAAACTGTGGGTAAATGCTGTAATCGGGGAAAGACTTTTCGATTTCAGGCGGTAAATCAACGTCTTTCGATTTGTCGAACACTTCTTTTCCATCTACTGTGCGGATTGCGTATCCTGTGCCGCCTTTAATCACCTTGTCAGCGTTCAATGGTTCTGGCACGTCAGGGCTGTACACGTCTGAAAAAATCTTGCTCATGTACACGATGTCATAGTGGATAAAATCACTCCACCACCATTCAACATCATCTCCATTTGCCTTGTGATAGCTCGAAATCCGCATCAATGCAAGGTTTGGAAAGTTGTGTCCGTCTACGTCAACCAATCCGATCTTCATGTTGCACATTCCATTTCTTCAATCTCAATCTCCACCCGGGGCTTCTCCCGGTCAAGCTCCACCCGGCTTCCATCGTGGGCGGCAACGATCTTGCTGTTGTCGTCCTCCAGCACGTGGGCTTTTACCAGAATGTCCGTGGTTGCCTCGATGAGGTTGGCAAGGTCAACCTTGCGCCGGGTGGCCATGTAGTACACGCACCTCACGTTTACGCGGGCTGTGATGGGGTTGTAAGGCCGTTTGATCTGCCACAGGCACTTTTCCTGATACTGCATGAATGCCTCGCTGGGGGCCACAATGCGGCGATTTGCGTGGGCCTTAAGGATGCGGGCGGAGTTTTTCTTTGTGCGGGGGTCGCCGTAAAGGATCAGGTGCATTGTGTTCATCATTCCGTCTCCCTTCAGTAATACTCGATCTCCACCAGCGAGGTGGATACCAACTCAAAGCGGCCATCTCCAAGAGGAATTTGCAGGAGCTGGTACTCTCGCTCAGCAGATAGCTTCGTGTCAGGCAGCAGCTCACCAAATCTGTCCACGGTGATGGTGTACTTTGGTTTCCTTCTGCCGGCATAGCCCACTTTTTCGATTGCCGGGGAGTAGACCGTGACATGGTAGCAGGGTTTTCTCTCTGCTTCTGCTTCGGCAGTGGTCGCGCCGCAGGATGTAAACCACAGCGTCACAATCAGCAATGCTGCTGCCACGATAAAACAGAGCATTCTTTTTTCGGTTTTCATGCTTCACTTCTCCTCCTCAAAAATCCCAGTCGGAAGGAACACCGAGACGGCATTCTCCATCGCCATCATTGCTGGTCGGTTTATCAAACGGGCATCCCGGGCAGCCATTTCCAGCTGCCAAATGGCAGTGGCAAGCATCCATCAGGAAATGGGCCAAATCTTCGAGGCCCATCACCTCACAGGTATCCCGGTTGACCTTGCGCAGCAGCTCCATCGTCTTGTCCTGCTCCTGCTTGGATTCGCAGTGGATGGTGATATCGTAGGTATCATCATAGACAGCCCACTTTCCGTCTGCCCGGCAGAACAGCACCAACTTTTTTTCGTTGCTCATGTCCACATCTCCCGCAAATCCTTCTCGACCTGCTCCGACTTGCCGACGAGATACTCCGCGAACTCGTCCGGGGCCATGCCCTCGTTCTTGAACTCGCCGACCATCTCCCAGTACCTGTCGCCAACGCGGATAATCTTCTGCACCTGCTCGTCGGTCAGGCCCAGCTCACACCGCAGATTCTGAATCAGGGCACCCCATGTGATGGCTATGCCATCCAGAGCCATGAGAAAGCCGCAGAGCTGATTCTGCCGCACGATTTTTCGCAGGTTGGTCGGCTTGACCTGTTTGCCACACAGGGGGCAGTTTCCGAATTTATTCATCTGTCCGCTCCTCCGTTCGCTTCCATGTACTTTTTGCGGCCCCGCTCCCGGTGGCGGTCCTCGTGGTCGTAGTGGTAGACCTTGCCTGTGTCCAGCATCTCGCGGGTGTAAGCGGCTTCTGCGCCGCGCTGGCGCTTGAACTCGGCGTACTTGAGGCAGCTGTCGTGGCATACCGGGTGCTGTGCAGGACAGTCTTTACACAGTGTCATCGTCATTTTTCAGCACCTCCGGCGGCAGCGGCATCCAGCCCATTACAGGACAATCTATACGGTTATTGTAAACGTCATCCTGGTTGAAATAACGATATTCCCACCACCCTTTGGGGATGATGTAATCATCATGTTCTTCATCCAGCTCGCCCCATGCTGCAAGTTCATTCCAGCAAAAAATGCTATCTTGGGATAATAGCGTTCCATCTTCGTAGTGAGCCGTCGTAATCCCATATCCACCGCAGGCGGTTTCAAACAGAATCAGCACATCTTCTTCGACCTTCGGCGGGTCGGTTTCCGGGTCTCTCCATACGGGCTGCAGGTTCTTGGGGTCAATAACCGGGGCCGTCTCGATAAGCGATGACGGAACGCCATGAAAAGCAGCGTTTCCCTTGGTGATAATCATAACCTCGTGCTTGAGCAGCTCGTCGCGGTCAATCAACGTCATACGGCGCATCCTCCATTCTTGCTCCGCAATGCGGGCAGTATTTATATCCATTTTCCATTGGTGCCCCGTCATACATGACAATGCTGTCTTTGCAATTCGAGCAAGTCCAGATGATAGGATCGCCGACGGCATCTTTTTCCATGTCCCAATGCACCACTGGCCGCAGGTTTTCCGGGTCAATGGTGGGCGTATCGTTAATGACATCCAGCACTTGGCATCTGGTTTTCCAGTCTTGGATATGCTGGCAAAGCGCATTTGCGTTAATCAACCTCACTTCAGCCATGTGTCAAAACCTCCGTTCTCTTGACATGAATATCCCGGTACTCCGGGTAGTGATCTCCCGCCATCTGGCAGGCGTGAAATTCTGCGGCCTGCTGGCTGCTTGCGGTCAGGCGGTAGGTCAGGGCCGCATCCCCTACCGGGCCGCTGCACAGCACAACAACATGGTACTTAGGCACTCTTCGGCTCTCCTTTCTTGCGCAAAGGCCTGCGATTTGCAGCGTTTTTTAGGAAATCGGGGGCTTTTGCTGCATCTTCCGGGGGGCGCGTGACCAGCTTGTCCCGTCCCAGCCCGATGGGGTTTGTCTTGCGGTACTCCTCCACAGACGTGCAGCCTTGCCTGTTGGCCTCTTCCAGCGCCTTGCGGACATAGGCCCAGCT